TCACCCTTATCATCTAAATTAATTTCAGCTCCCTGTTGATCGGCTTCGCCTACATCAATTAAATCATCTACTTTTTGTGCTTCTTCTGGCATAGTTCCTTCCTATGTTAAATATAATGAAGAATTGATTCAGGATCCTTAATGGTTCCTAACACTTCATCATCATTTATTATTCGCACTTCTCCACCTTCAATTGGTAATCTTGAACCAGCATATCTGGCAAACATTACCCAATCTCCTACTTTGCACCAAGGTTTATCAAATTTATCTTTATCTTGGTATGCTAAATCTCCCATTTTTAAAACATAACCACACGTCGTTGCAATTCTTGCTTTATCTAATTGTTCTTGGGAAAATAAAATTCCACCTTTAGTTTTTTCCTTAGGTGTAAAGGGTAGTAATAAAATTCTATATCCAGATGGTTCTGGTAACTCATCTGCTACTTCTTTAATATTGTCGGGATCTAATCTTTGTACGTGAGATTCTTCTTCGTTATATTTTTGTTGAAGGGCGTTCCGGTGTTTTGGAATTTCCTCCTTTTTTAATGTTGATAACGTTTCCGTCATTGTGCTCCTTATCCTCTTTTAGCAGGTTAGAGATTTCCTGTGTTATTATCTGATAGGCTTGTGCCTGTCCTACCATATACTTATATTTTTCCATACTGTCAACCCCACCGGCAATCATTGCCTCACCAATTTGTTGAAGGGTTGCATCTATTCTTTTTTTAAGTTTATAAATTATATTTAAATCATCCATTATTTATCCAAATCTACTTTGCAACTTAAACAAGTGTCATCATATTTTTCTATGGCTTTAAGTTTATATCCACAATTAACACACTTAATATAACCACCTTTGGCATCGAGATTATTATCTTCATCCAAATCTACTGCCGATTCATAATCCATTATTTTTTCTTTTTCTTTGTGGTTTTACTACCATATTTAGTGGCCCACTTTTTTGCAATTTTAGGATGGTTTTTCCAGAGATACTTTCGTTGCTTCTCGGATTTAAAAGGCATTTTTAACTATCTAACTTCTTTGCCAAATCCTCTTTTAGCTACGCCTCTAGATTTTACTCTTCCACCTTTTTTGTAACCTCTATTAAGTTCACTATGTATTCTTGAAACTTCATCTCTTCTGTTTCTATTAGGAGATTCTGCTTCAACACGACCTAGTTCTTCAATTAAGTTAGTTCTTCCTCTGTCCATATTATCCTCTTTTCTTAGCCATCTTTTTAAAAGTTTTAGCTAGGTTATATCTTTTAGATCCTGGAGGGCAAGATTTACTTCCGAATTTTTTGCCTGTACAGGGTTTATCTTTTCTCATTCCTTTTACAGCTTTTTGAATCCAGTTGCCATCTTTAGCTTCCACTCTTCCGCCGCCTCTTAAAGCAACACCCATACCTCTACCACCTTTAACAACTCCACCACCTCTGTATATGTTTTGCTTAGTCTTCCAAGGTGTAGCTGATCTTGAGTTAAAATATTCAGGCATTATCTATTTACTAGCTCCTCTAGACTCATCTCTTCTAGATTTGAAGCTTTGTGTTTTTGTAGACTCTTTTCCTCTTCGCATCATTCCTAAAAATTTGAGTTCCCTTTATGCCAAAAATGCTGGCGCAAACTAGGACCCAAAGTGAAGAAAACCATGTCGGAAGTGCCGCAAAATGTTCAAAGAAGATTTTAACCTTATTTAAGGCGTCCGGATTGTCACTGAAGACCCCCCAGGCCAAAATTATTATGGGCGCGCTTAAAATTATAAGGACGAATTCGTCCTTAAGATCTGTCTGTCTCGCTTCTAGTAATTTTCCTTGGTAAGATTCCTCACCACGAGCTTGTCGCTCTGCGTGTAAAAGTTGTGCATCAGACATAGCAACTTTTGCTCTTTGTCTGTTAGCATAAATCTTACTACCAGCTTGCAAAGCAATCTTTGCTAAACCAAACCAAGCCATATGTTAGTACCAGGTTGCTTTAACCGGTTTTTTGTCAGCACGCATTCTTTTTGTGCCTCTGACAGTAACCGTTTGAGATTCTTCGATGTTAGGGACCTCTTTTGTAATATTAACGCCACCAGTTTGGTAGCCGTCTTTACCAACGCCTAATTCTTTTTCAATTTTAGGGTCTTTATTCATAAAAGTTTGTCCTCTTTGCCAATCTTTTCCCATAGTTTACTCCTTGTGTTAATTATACCTATTTTTTTCTAAAATTTCTACCAAAATCGTGTCTTTTACTTTGGTCTGCCATTTGTTGTTTAGCCATAGACACTCCTGCACGTAAATGAGCCAGTTCTTCGTTCTGTTCTAGCTTTTCTTCGTGTTGTTCATCATTCATTAGAGCTTTCATCTTATCAAGATTGATTCTTTGCTCTCCTTCTTCCTCTTTTCTCTTATTTTCCATAGCTCTTAAGTCAACTTCTCTTGATTTAATCTTCAATAATGGATCACCAGCAAATTCACCAGTAATTTTTTCTTCTTCTTTAGCATAGTCTTCTTGCATTTCAGCAATCAATTGAGCTTTTCTAGCTTCAATTTGATTAGTGATCTGTTGAACTCGTTGTTGCTGTTGTTGCATCTGTGGATTTTGCATCATTCCTTGTGCCATAGCTGGATTTTGTCCTCCCATTTGTTGCATTTGCTGTTGCATCATTTGTAATTCTTGTAATTCTTCAACAAACTCGATTTGAACTTGTTCTTGAGCCATTAAACTAATGTGCTCTAAAATATTTTTTTGTAACGCCCCCATTACCATAGGATTGTTCTGTACCATATTCAATCTCATAAAATTTAAGTGAGCGTCAATGTGTGCTTTATGGTCTTGACCTGGAAAAGCTTGAAATGGCTTTTGGGACATAGACATAATATGTTCTAACGCCGGATCTATTGGCATTGGTTGTGGAGGAGGTGGTAAAATTGCATTTACATTTTTTACCCCCAGCGCATCATACATAGATCTATATGCTTGATATAAATTATGCATCTGAGGATTTGATTGCGCCAGTTGTAATTGACTTTGCGCTAAAGATATTCTCTGTGTTTGAGAAAATATATTAGGATCAGCAACTGGTAGAATATCTATTCTATCATCAAAGTCTTGTACTTTAACTTCTCTTCGAGCACCTGGTACATCATAAGGATAAACCGGTGGAAGATAAGTTTTAAATACTTCTGCTAATAATTTGAATTCTTGTTTTAAACCTACATAGATTCTTTTGTGAATAGCTGACATTACACGTGAACCACGTTCTAATAATGCTACAGTTGTTCCGACAGCCGCTTGTTGATTCATATCGCCTACTTGCATATCAGCGATGGCCGCGAATCGTTGACCTGCATCAACTACAATACCCATTAATTGAAGTAAAGTTTGATCCGGTCCTTTAAAAGGTAGAGTCATAAACTGATCTTTAATATTGCCTCCCGGAGCGTCGACATCTCTGAACTCACCAGGTTGTAATGGTTGTGCATCGTCTCTAACTCTAATACCACGTGATTTAAATCCAGCTGGTAAGTTAGCTAAAGTTCCTGCATCCAGTAATTGTCTTAAAGCTGCTGTTGCAGTTCTAGTTAAACCACCAATCATATGAATTAAACCAAAACCATAAAAACCAGTTCCTGGTAAAAATTTAAACTGAACAAAATAATCTTTTTTCTTTTTAATAGGATCTTGAGGAGCATAGTTTCTTCTAATAGATAAAACGTCTTGTGTAGATTGTGCAATCGTTATGATGTAAGGTATTTTAATTCCTGTTGGTTCTCCATCTTCTCCAACATCTTCATAACCATCTAAATCTAAATCAGTATGGATTTCAAATAAAGTATATTGATCTTCTTGACCATCTTTAGAAATTCCTTCTAATTCTAATTTTTTATCTTCCAATTGATTTTCAGTAACTGGAGGTGTACCTAATTCTATGTCTTTATAAAATCCTGATACTTGTTGTTTTTTTAATTCGTTTTCTGAAACTTTAATAACGTGTACAATTGCTTCTGCATCTTCTAAAGAGTTTGCAGAGTAAGGTACAATTAAATCATCAGCTGGAACAAATTTAGAAACGGCTCTTCCTAACAGATCGTCATAATAAACTTTCTTAAAAGTTGAGCCGCTTAGAGGGAGGTAAAATAACATTTGGTCAAATTCTGGTTCATACTCTTTCATCTGATCCATAATTTGCCAGTTCATAAAATCTTTAACACGTTTAGCTTGGTCTTCTTTAGGAACACTAATGTCCCCTAAAATTTGAGTTCTTACTGGTCCATCAGACGGGAGTAACTCTTTATAAGCCTGCGCTTGAAATTGCGTAACTGCTTCTGCAAGAACCGGGTGATTGACACCAGAAGCTCCACGAAAGGGTTCTGTTCTTCTT